TAATTTTTCAGAACTCCAAATCGGTGCGAACTTCTACGTTATCAGCACCAACGGCGGCTTACAGGTAGCCGTCGGCACAGTGAAAGGCAAATCGGCACCCTACTGGCCGATGAACAACACGCTCAATTCCCAGTTGGTTGACCTCACCGTGAACATCGGCGGTCAAGACCGTGTAGTGCCTGGGCTTCCTGTCAATCTCGAAGTGGCAGGGCGCGACCCGGAAATCTACACGGGCAACCGTGAGACAGCTGAGCGCATCATTGACGAGAAGGTGAGCGAAGCCGACAAGATTCTCCAGAACCTGCCTTACTACCAGAAGGTGAAAGCCGACGGCCCCAAGTGCAAGGAAATCATCAACCCCGGCTATGCAGCCACTCGCAAGCAGGCTGAGACCATCGAAAGCCTACAGGCAGAACTGGCAGCGACGAAGGGCGAACTCCAGGGCATGAAAGACATGCAGGCAAAGACGCTTGAACTGCTGGAGAAACTGAGCGGCGGCACACCGGCACCAGCTCCGAAAGGAGGCAAGAAAGATTCATAGTCATGGCGACTGCGATAAAAAAAAGGAGATAACAGCATGATTTACGATCCCAATTCTGGAACCCTCATCATGACGGATGAGGACAAAAGCATGAAGGAGCAGATGCGCACTCAGATGCGCAACCAGTTCCGAGGCAACGGCTCGCACATGGACCAGGAAACCGGCTACCGCGAGGCATACCGCGAGGGCTACCGCGAGGGCTACGAACAGGCCATGCGCGATGCCCACGAGGACGGCATGAACCTCGATAAGATGTCACCGGCAGAGCGCGAAGCCTACATGAAAGGCCAGCGCGATGCCTACGGGCGAAACGGAGCAGAGAACCGCAATCAACTTTAAAGGTATGACAACGCAACATCTATCCATCGAAGGTTACTGGAACGTCACCGTCGTGTACGATGTTTGTCCGAGCGACTTGTCAGAAGTGGCAGGGCTGATGCGTCGTGTGGGTGCCAGCCAAAAGATGATAGATGAAGCGACCGACAACCTGAGCGGATGGAATGCAGGCTACACGCTGACTGCCTTTGGATGGGAGGAAAGCATCGTCTTCATCGGCCGCGCTACTTCACTGCGTGAGTTCCTGAACACAGGCATCCACGAGGTTGACCATGTTCAGGCTCACGTGGCTGAGTATTATGGCGTGGAACTGGGCACCGAACAGGCCGCATACTTGCAAGGGTATATCGGTGGCAGGCTGCTGGAGTTTATTGTTGAACAAATCAAATCAGAGAACCCATGAGTTTACGCACAGCAGATTTTTTTAGCAGGGGCTTGTCTTTGAGTGAAGACATTGCAGAGATAGTGGGTGACCGCATCTATTTGCCTGCACGACCCACCGTTGACGAGAATGAAGACACCATACCATACATCATTATCATTCCTGGTACAGTCACTAATAACGCCGAGACGAAAGACGATGGAGTTGAAGGAGACGAAGACACAGCCAACGTGAGCATTCTCTGCGTAGCGCGTTGCCACGATGAACTGATGAATTTGTGCGAGTTGGTGCGCGAGGTTAACTCGTTTCGACAAGAGTATGGCGAAGACCCACAAACACCCATCGATTGGAATTTCTCAGCATCGGAAGAGCAGTACGACCCCATCAAGCCATGCAATTACTTAACCCTCAATTACCAATGTATAACAAAAAAGGAATAGATTATGAAAGGTCAGCATTTAAGAATTTTAATTGGCTCTCCAGCCAAGTGTGTAGCCTTCTCCACAAGCTGCACGTATCATCTGTCAAATTCCCTGGAAGACAGTAGTACAAAAGACACAGAAGGAGGCTTTCAGCAGCAGGAAGTAACAGGCTGTGCAGGCGACATCAGCTGCGACGCCCTCTATTCAGTAGAGACCGATTCTTCCGGCATCAACGGGCAGGACGCGCTTGATCTCGTCCTTGCAGGTCAGGAAGTTGACGTGGAATTTTCACCGACTACTGGCACAATGAACCGCACAGCAACGGGTGTCCCTTACACTTGTAAGGCTATCGTCAACGACATCAGCATCAATGCGCCTAACAGGCAGAACGTCACCTACACCATCCAGATGCAGATGAACAGCAAGCCGGTGAAAGGCCGTGTCGTAAACGAAATACCTTCAGTTAACCCATGAACCATGCGAGGGGAGTAATCCCCTCGCTTAAACAAAAAGAACTATGAAGAAAGCAACAATAAAGATTTGCGGCAAAGAAGTATATATGCTCTACTGCGCAGCCGCCGAGACGGGATATGAAAAGCTCTCCGGCAAATCATCTGAAGTGTTTATCCCCCAAAGAGCGATGAGTGGCGACCAGCCCGTCAACGACTCGGACGGCAACCCAATCTACAACGTTCCTAAAGCCACTCTTGATGACTATATCAAATTGGCTGTGTCGGCTATCATTGCAGCCTACGCAAAAGACGGCAAAGAGGCACCAATCACGACGGAAGATATAATGTACGATGCAGGGCCGAATGACATTACCACGCTTGTCGCTACTGTCGCACGACTGCGCTCTGAGTGGTACACCGTACCGTCTGTCTTGCGAGGCGATGAAGCAGGCGATGAAGGGGTTCCACCAAAAAACGCCTAATCGCCTTCGACCAATTTCAGTTGGTCGTTGGCGAGATAGGCATCAACTGGCGCGAATATCTTTATGATTTGGAACATTGGCAAATATATCTGATTATTCGAGGATATTATAATCGTCAGCATCCGGCATGGGAGAGAGCAAGGCTGATAGCCTATCAGTCGGCTTTCGCATTCGGTAGCAAAAGCACTCCTCCTCCCGTCAACGAATGGCTGCCTTTCCCTTGGGAGCATGTAAAAGAAGACCAGCTCGGCGAAGACGAAATAGAGGAAATTCGACAGCGCATCAGAGAGGAGAACAAGAAAATCGGCAAGTCTGATTGACCTGCCGAATTTCTTTTACCATGTGCCAGTTTTGGGCAATTCCCAGTTCGCATTCACACTTACGTCAAGTCCGCCAGAGCTGCCAAACAAGTTACCACTATACTCCGTTGAGCGATTGGCTTTGAACGGCGCACCAGTAATCGTTGCAGAACCAATCACAGCGTCGCTTTCGCCCAGGGCCTTAACCGCCACGTTGGTCACCCATTCATCGCTGCCGCTCAGTCCGAAGATGCTCACCGCCAGCTGTCCTGTCGTTCCAACATAGGACTCTGGCACCGACACTTTTCTTTCAGTTTGCTGCTGCGCCACAGCCACACCACCGACGTAATCCCAACCGTAATACCACCGCTCGGGTGTCACAGTCACTGCCTTGCACGTTGCAGGCACATCGTCATTCACCACGACCCGTATCTTTGTAGCCACACGGTCGAGCGTCACGGCACGATTGCCGTTGCTGGTACTCACCACTTCCACCTCGTAGTCTTTCCAAAACGTATCACGCGGCCCGGTCCAGGTAATGGCATGCCCATCGATGTCCACCGTTGCCCCCTCACCGCGCGAGGCCACGAAATACACATGGTGGTGCCCATAGCTGAGAGATATATTCGGCTGGCCCCAGTCTGCATCGCTTGATGTTTGGTGCACTGTCTGCACGCATTCGTTTCCGACATAATCAAACACCCAGAGGTCGGTCATTGACTGACCGTCAGCACTTAGATATGCTCGCGTAAAAGTAGCAGATCCAAAGTCGCCTTTCACGGTAAACGTAAAATTTTTGTGTGGTAAATCAGGAAGAGCGATTTCGTTCTCACTTTCCGCGTCAAGTATTGGTTTTTCGCAGCCGCACATAAAGGCAGCGGCCAATGCCATTAACATCATTTTTTTCATAGTTGGTTAAGTTTTAGTTACAACAAGTTTATCAAATTCTCCGTAAACATCCTGAGCCAGCACCTTCGCATATCGTTGCGTCTGCGTAATCTTCGAGTGCCCAAGCATTTTCGACACCCGCTCTAATGACACGCCCTCATGTAACGCCCACGTCGCAAAAGTATGTCGCCCGACATGACTTGTCAGCCGTTTAGTGATTCCCGTTTCATCGGCAATACGCTTCAGGTTTCTATTATACGTTTGAACGGCCACATGAGGCAACGAGCCGCCATAGCGTTGCGCCACGGCCAACGCTTGTGGCAACAGCTGGACGTAATACGTGACCCCTGTCTTGACTCTTTGCCCCGCCATCAGCCACCGCTCACCTTCATGTCGGCACTTATCCAGCGAGAAGGCCTGCATATCGCTGTAAGCCATCCCAGTGTAAGACTGAAAAACGAACATGTCCCGCGCAGCGGCCAGCATCGACCCTTCATGGAGCGTCAGCCCCTCAATCTTTGCCAGCTCTTCCTTTGTCAGGAACTCCACCTTTTCAATGTCGCCACGTTTGATCTCGCCCCGCATACGGTCATACGGATTCGCTTTGATAAGGCCGAATTTCATAGCCCTGCCAAGCAACGCCTTGATGTCTTTATGGTAGTTCCTCACCGTCGCTTGGCTGATATACTCAACAGGCTTGCCAGCCTTAATCTCCGCGTCCGTCTGATGCTTCCTAATACCGTGCAGAAAAGCGTCCCACTTATGCACATTCTCCACCGTCAAGTCCGACCATTTCCGCATGACACCCGACTCAACCAGAGCGGCCACCGACACCCTATAATGCGCTGCCGTACCTCTCCTCACTCCCAGCTTTTCAATCTCGTTCTTCATCCACTCCAGCATATCCTCAGCATCCTTGACCTTACAGCGAGAATCAGGCGAAAACACCAACTTCCGCACCTCCTCGAAATTGATGTCATCTTCTACACAATCTGCCAGCCGTTCATTCACAATTCTGTCAACCCGCGCCAGCATAATGCTCAGTCGTTCATTCTTTTCAACGCAATCCTCACGGCCAACAATCTGCCCAAACTTCCATTCACGCGGGCGCACGCTCACGCCAGTATTTATATAGTACGCGCGTCTGGCAATCGTCACACGCACTTCTACAGGGGCCGTTCCATCCTTGGCGAACCTGCCCCGATGATTATATATTATTGCTGTCTTTATCATTTCATTCTTAGTTTTAAGTTAAAGTAAAAAAGTGGGGAAACATCTGGGGAAACCATGGGGAAACATTTGCTATACCAAACCATCTCATACCATTCTAAACCATTTTTGCACATCTCCAAGAATCTCTCCAAATTCCCTTTATTTATCGGCACATCCGCCATTCTGCGGCGGTGCTCGAATCATTCTTTGGTGATTCCGTCGGGATTCGAAACAATTTACGGAAATACGTGTGTTTATTGGTGTTTTCATCGTTTGCGAGTTTTGTATGGGGAAACATTTGAAAAATTATGCACGTTTTTTGGATGTACTTCCGTCTGCAACACCCACAGGGAATGGGTAGCTATTTTCAATCTCGTGTGAATCAATGAGACGGCGGTAATCAACGAGGCGAGCCTTCTGCTCGGCAATGAGCTGATCTTTTGTTGCAAGCTGCTCATGGAGCGACTGAATGAGTTCGTCTTTGGTGCGAAGTTCGCGCTTTAACGATTCAATGGCATCATCTTTTGCTGCAAGGGCAGAATTAAAGACGCTCGACATATCCGGGATTTGCGCGGCAGGTTCTATTGATATAGATCTTTCCGCATTTTTTTGTGCATTTGCCAAATCAGCAGCCAGCATGTGGACAGAGTCTTCGCCACGAAGCCATTGATAATTAAACACGTTATCAAATGCCTCATTGAATTTACACAAGAAATCATCCGTTACCTCTGTTTGGTCACGCATAATCCTTGTGATGGTGTCTTCACTTACACCAATCTTTGCAGCTAAGTCTTTTTGATATCTAATGCCGTCCACGTTTTTCTTGAGCCATTTGAATGCTTCGGCGAAGATATTGTTCCTTTTCCGCATAAAACCGCACGTATTTTGTTAAAATATTATAATAATCCGCACCAATCCGCACGTTATTCAAAATTAGTTTGTATATTTGCACCCGAAAGTAAGTAAAACCAACGGGGCAAGAAAATAGCCGTCAGACGGTAGGACGTCTTTTCAAAGCGGATAACCGCCAATTTGCAAACACTTTGCGAGGGTGTCGGATTGCAAATATACGGCTTTTTCTGCCAAGTTGGTAAAACTAAGGTAAATATTTAAGTAAGTTTAAGAAAATGGCGCAAGAAAAAGTTACAAGACAAGAGCTGAGAGATATGCGCGTCGGACAGACCCGCATCATCACTTTGTCCGACCCGAAGAAGATTCCATCAGCCCGCATCACTTGTCTTCAGATGAAGCAGGAAGAAGGGCTGGAGTTTGCCTTTAAGTCTGACTTCGAGACAAGAGCTGTGAGCATAACGAGATTGAAATAACTACTAATAAAGATGGGACTATGAACGAGATGATTGAATTTGTAGACGCAAAGCAGACTATGAGCAGTTTGGAGATTGCCAAGCTGACAGGTAAGCCACACAATGACGTAATGAAGGCCATCCGTGCGATGGAGCCAGCATGGGAAAAAGTACAACAGGGAAAATTTTCCCTCTTGCACAAAACTTATGATTTGCCAAATGGAGGTCATAAGGAACAACCCTACTATGAACTGACCAAGACCGAGTGTCTTTATGTCGCCACCAAGTTTAACGACGAAGCACGGGCAAAGCTGGTAATCCGCTGGGAGGAGTTAGAGCAGAAGCAGCGTGCAAACATGATTCAGCTGCCAGACTTCACCGACCCAGCAGAAGCTGCTATGGCATGGGCGAAGGAGTACCGCGAGAAGAAGGTGCTTGCCATTGAGAACAAAAAACTCGAGGATGAGAATATCCAACTCGCTGCCGAGAACCAGGAACTGAAGCACGACAAGAACTACCTCGACCTGATTATGCGCTCGAAGGCTCTGCTCACCATCAGTCAAATTGCGCAGGACTACGGCATGAGCGGCAAGGCTATGAATAAGAAGCTGGCCGACATGGGCATCCAGTACAGCATCAACGGCCAGTGGATTCTCTACGCGAGATACAAGGATTGCGGCTACGTGTCGAGTCGTTCCATCGACATCACACGTGCTGATGGTCGCCCAGACGTGGTGCTTCACACCGAATGGACGCAGGCAGGCCGCAAGTTCCTGTATGAGGAACTGAAGAAACAAGGTATTATTCCAATGCTGGAAAGGGAATAGGTATGACACATCGCGAGAAGTAGCTTGAGGCATTGGTTGCACGATTAGCGAGACAGCTTGAAACTATCAAGCCATACATTTGCACTGATGTTAAATGCAAAGAGCGTAAAAGAGGGAGTTTTTGCCCACATTGCGGAAATGTAATATTTGACTATGGACAGAATACTGAGGGCTGAGATTATTGCTACAGTAAGGCAGACAGTCGCGGAGGTGATGGAGGGTGCCGACGAGGTTTGGCTGTCGCCGGAAGACATGTGCAAGCAGTTTAGCATGTTCACGCCGGAATGGTTACGGAGGCATGGTGAGCTGCTGCCGAGGGAGAAAGTGAGGATTGTGTTGGAGGACGGGACGGTGAAGGAATCGAGGTCGTGGGCTTACCCAAAGCACAAGATCAACAGGCTCATCAGGGAGGGGCGACTAAGAGAGATAAAGACGCAATGACATTGCTGGAAAAACGCAAGGCACACTACATGGGGAAGGATGGCTGAGTGGACGAAGGCGACACTGGAATAACCGCTGAATGGATAGTGCCTCGGATAGGCGGCGAAGTAAGCGTAGGACATCGCGGGTTCGAATCCCGCTCCTTCCACAAGGAATGAAAGGAGAGTGGTCTTTGACAGAATGAAACAAAAAAAATTACCCAGCCCGAAGCGGGATAGGCGAGCGCGAGACTAACAATCCATGACCGTTGGCTGAACGACGTTAGGCTGGTTTTGCCGTCGGGGAATGACGCTTAATGAAAGACCTGAGCAAGGCGCGAGCTTCTTGACGTCAAGGATTGAAATGAACTATATATGCGATAACACTGGCGGACATCGCGGAGAGGCTCCCTGGGTGGCGGGGGGAGGCTGGTGTAAAGAGATATGATACAGAAC